TTACTCATATGATACTCTTTTGCGCTTTAAATGTCGCTGAACGGCGACGATTTGCCTCAGTAAATTTGCGTGGTACAAACTTAACGCCACCAGAAACGAATCCTTCACCTGCTGCTTCTTGACCATCGATGTGATGTGAATAGCCACCGTGTGCAGTTTTAGATAATGAATCAGCAACTGCGTATGTGGCTTGTTGTAGGTGATGATGAACATCAAACGTGCGATCAAATTTTTCTAAATTATCATTTACATGATTAATCGCTGCTCTCATTGTTTCAGTTTTTTGCGCTTTACCCTTTTCTGATTTCATCTTATCAATCAGTTTCTGGTGATGCTGTTGTAAAAACCTTGTATAGCCTTTTGCACTAGGTTTCTCACCAGTATCAATCGTTGAATTTGCATATCTTAATAAAGTTTCTTCATGCCCTTCGTGGTGATCATGAGAATGATCTTTTGATAATTGTTTTGCTTGTGCAATATGATCAAGTGCTTTACGTTTTGCTTCTGGGCTCATTGTGCGTTGTTCATCAGAAACAACATGATCCATGACATGAACATCTGGATGATCTTTTATTTCACCAGGACCGATTGGCGTGGTGCTACCGTCTGCTGCAATTCGAGAATGTAATGCAATGCTCAATCGAGCCTTGGCGAGTTTCTTTCCCTCTGGAGAATTCTTATCTACCGAATAACGAATAGTGTTTGGTTGATGACCGATCTTACCATCTTCTTCGGTTCGATCTTCAAGGGAACTGAGATAGCCACCCTGATACTCGCCTGGACCCTCTGGAAGCACTTTATGAATGTGCTTGAGAATATTCATCAATGGACCAGCGATATAAGGTTTATCGCTGTATTGTTTCTTTATATCTTCAGCGGAGAAATTATATGTTGATCCAGCACCCTTATACTTGACACCGATTCTGCCATCTGAAGTGCGAATGACTTGAAATGACATACGATCGTCGATCTTTCGAGTGATCGGAGCACGACCGTTAATAACGCCTTGAATCTTGGAGAGAGTAGAACCAACTGCACCCTTACGAGTTGAAAATGCAGCCTCAGATGGATGAGGTAGGTGTTGTATTCCTCGAACTGGTTTCTTTTGTTCGATTAATAAAGGAATAAACTGTTTGAAGCCAAACATACTCTCTCCACACTGTGGGATACTAGTATATTTAGTGATTTTGATTAATTAAGATATTCTGAATGATATTATCAATTGTTTCGTTAATGCTATGTTCTTGTCGATAGCCCAACTCTCTCAACTTCGTATTATCCATAAAGAAAGAGCGAGAGGATTGAACCTTTTTATGAAACTCTTTCTGCTCAATCGTGCGAATCTCAGAGCCAGAATCCATGGCATCTCGAGCATAACGAATGATGTCACGAAAGATTATTGGTCTGCCGTTTCCGATGTTGTAGATGGAGTTAATCTCTCCTCGATTGANNAATCACGATAAAAATAACCACTGTCGTAGAGGTCGACGGGTCTGTTCGAAGCGAGTTCGCCCAATAGATATTGGACCGCATTTTTCTTCGCAGAAACCTTTTTATCTTTCGGACCCAATACATTTGCCAGCCTCAATATGCGATACTTTAATCCAAACGTCTCGCAGTAAGACATAAGCAGCTGCTCGGCGCATCTCTTTGTAATGGAATAAAATCCTTTTGGATCACAAGGGTCAGTTTCTGGAATGCCACGAGAGCCTTCACCGAAACCAGAGTCTTGTCCATATACAAACCAAGAACTGATGAAGTTAAACACTCCATCTGCCTTGTTTGTCTCTATATAGAATCGATAATTGTCAAGAACCTTCATCAAAATAGTTAGATTAGTCTCAATATCCAAAGTAGGATTGATGTGTACATTGTAATTGTCAACAGTGCTAATAAAATACACAACGTCGGGAGAATATACTCCGATATTTTCTCTAAGATTTTTGATGTACCCATTTTTCGTTGTATTGCAGAATTGCGTTCCAACGAATCCAGTTCCTCCGAAAACATTTAGCATTCCCATTTTTGCATCACACTCTCGTAGTATTCCCAAACCTTATCACCATAGTGCGGTGGGCAACCAACAAAGAATACGTTGCTCAATGCCTTGTTTGCATTTGGATACTTGCTAGCATCATCGAGATGCTTGTAACCAGGATGTAACAAAATATTTCCAGCAAAGTAATTGCGAGTTTGAATTCGATTGGCTTCGAAGAATGCCTGTAGTTTCTCTTTAAGTTCTGGAGTGTCAGTAATAATCGGAACGCCGAACCATGAAGGATCTGCCTTTGGATGATGATTCGCGACACGAGCACCAGGAACATACTTCAAAATCATGTCAGCAATAGTATGGAAGTTCATTCGACGTTTGACGTCAATCTCATCAATCTTCTTCAACTGCTCAATACCAATTGCGCCTTGAAGATCAAGTGGCTTGAGATTGTAACCCATGTTCGTGAAGAGATACTTGTGATCAATTATTCCATTATATCCTTCAAGCCATTTATCAAAGCGATTACCACATGTTCCGCAAGCCAATAGATTAGCAGCACCGACGCAACGACAATCACGACCCCACCAACTAATGCTGCGAGCAGTGTTGATGAGTTGCTCGTCGTTTGAGCAAACCATGCCACCTTCGCCTGTCGAAATGTGGTGAGCAGGATAGAAAGAAGTTGTCCACGCATAGTAATAATCCGTTAGAAGTTTACCATCCCACTTTGTGCCGAGTGAATCACAATTATCACCAATTAGATAAATGTCATTTTCTGCGCAAAATCTCGAGATCACATCCATATCTGGCGGATTACCAAGAACTGGTGAAACAAATACTGCAACGGTTTTTTCATTTATCCATTTTTGAACATGGTTCAAATCAAAGTTGAGCGTATCCATTTCAATATCAACGAACACTGGAACAAGACCGTTCTGAACGAGAGGAGCAATCGTAGTCGGGAAACCAACTGGTGATACGATAACTTGATCACCATCCTTCCATCCCAAGTGCTTCTTGAGAGCAGCAACCATAGTAAGGTTGGCTGATGAACCAGAGTTCACCATGTGACAATGCTTTACATTAAATTTGTGACCAAATGCCCATTGAAACTTGGCAACATTTTCGCCCGAGACGAGCCACTTGCCTGTTAGGAATGCGCTGACGCCAGCAATAACTTCTTTCTCGTCCCAATATGGACCAGAGTAGAATACTGTATCTTTTTCGGGATTGAATTCCTTACAGTTGTATGCATACTTTGGTGTGCCTACTTCTTCAACAAGTCTTTCAATCATTTTCTGCACATCAGTTTTCATATTCTTCCTCAATTTGTACCAAAAGATGTAATTGGTGTTGTGGTGTCTTCTAAAAGTTTCTCTTCATCAAAATAAATGTTGTTTTGATGATATTCTAAAATTCCAGGAGCATTTTTTGCAAACTCAGTCCATCTCAATTTTCGTTTTTCTAGTTCTTCAATTTCTTGTATATGCTGCTTTGATGCGCCTTTAAATTGTGTATTGACTTGATAGTCAATCAATGTCATATAAAAATAGTTCATCCCAACTGAAATCCAATTCATACCATCAATGTTACTATTAAATGATCCATTGAATGTATTTTGTTCAATTTTAGATATTTGAGCATCTGAACTATCTAAATTGGTCAATCCTCTTTTTCTACAATTTATCCAATATGGTGTGTCATTTCTTAAACTGAATTTATAATGCATTGAGACAAAATAACAAAAACCTTTCCACATGTTAGATGTTATTGAATTGTATATATCTTTTTCTATTTGGTTGACGCCATCTCTTTGGATCACTTTTTGTAGTCTGAATAAAAATTCGTGAACAGTAAATAATCCATTAGATTCTAATGGTTCAATAAACCCTGCAGATAATCCTATTGCAACAACATTCTTTACAAATGTCTTTTCAAAATGACCTATTTTAAATTGGATGTCTCTGAATTTTATCTTGTCTAATTCTTCTTTGGTTCTTGGTACAACCATTTTATCACTCATTAAGTGATTTTTAAATTGTTGCAACGCATCTCCTGGAGTAGTGAATTTATCGCTATAGACATAACCAGTACCCAATCTTGACCAAACAGGAGTATTCCATACCCATCCATTTTCAATAGCAGTGCAATTCGTAAATCCTTCTAATTCTAACTTTTTATTTTTATAAGGAATTTGTGCTGCCCAAGATCTATTGTTTGGAAGTGCGTCTTCATATGAAACAAATTGTTGTTTCAATGCTTCACCGATAAGCATCGCCTTAAATCCTGTGCAATCAATATACAGATCTCCTGCAATAACTTCTCCAGAATCAAGCAAAAGGCTTTCTATTCCATCCTCATTTGTTTTCACATCAACTATAGTTGCAGGAATGTGATTTACACCGATTCGTTTACAATAAATTTCTCGTAAATAACCAGCAAATTTAATTGCATCAAATTGATATGCAACATCTAATTCTGGATTATAGTTATCATAAAACTCATTATCATTTAGGTCAAATTTATTGTTCTCGAACAATGGTGCTGCTGGAAAAAAACATCGAACAAAATCTTGTATTGGTGTTTCAGAATATAAACCTTTTTTGATCATCCATGTGTTCATGGAAATGCCATTTTCAAATGGTTTACCAAAGGGATAATGAAATCCACCATCATCTTTCTTATAGAAATCAGTAAATTTTATGCTCATCTTATAAACAGCATTTGAGTTTCTCATGAACTCAAGTTCATCAATTTCTAGAAAATTTAGATAATGGTTGATACCTCCAAGTGTACTTTCACCCACCCCAATAGTAGGAACATTTGGGCTTTCGATTACAATAATTTCTCTATTAGGAAATGCTTTTTTTAAGAAAGCAGCAGACATCCATCCTGCGCTTCCTCCACCAACAACAACTATTTTTTCTATTTTGTTAATCATTTAGTTTTCATAAATTGAGCAATTCGTTTTTCAAGAGCAACTTTCACAGGTGACATTCGTTCATATGCTGGAATGACGCAATTAGATCTTTTTGCAGCAGTTACAGTCTTAAATTCATCAGCAGTATACCACTCACAACTTAAACCCATCATCTCAGCAATTTCATGAGTGCTAATTGGATCCCAATTAACAAGATTAAACGTAAAGCAAGCGTCACGCTCAATCAAATCAACTGCATGTCCTACTGCCTCATCAATATCTGTAATTGAGTTTAATCCACCCTCTACTAGTTTACCTGATTTTGAGTAATTATACAACTTTTGCAGAAGATTCTTGGAACTATTTGATCCATCAAATGGCAAACGTACTCTAAAAATTAAACATTTTTCTTTAAGCAAGAGATCAGACACACCCTTGCTAATTGAGTAAGTGCTTCCAAAGAAGTTTGGATCAGCATAATCATCTCGAATTTCACCTTCGTAAATACACCCACTCGAAAAGTGGGCAAATTTAATTCCCTCTTCATGACAAATCTCGTGAAGTCGAATTGGGAATATTGCATTTGCTTCCATTGTCTCTGCTTTGATTTTCTCACAAGCATCAACGTTTGGTGAACCAGTTATTCCAGCGCAATTCACAACCCAATCAAATGTGCGATGATTGAGGAGAAGATCCTCTACTTTGTGATGGGGGCATAATGTGACTACATGCCCATTTATCACCAATTGGTCGAACATCTTTCGACCAACCCAACCTCTACCGACGACTAATATATTCATGTTGTTGCAGTATTTTGCTCAAATACTTCCCATAGTCAGATTTAGAATATTTTTCTGCCGAAGCACGAACTTGATTTTCCGTAATCCATGCATTCTTAAATGCAATTTCTTCTGGACACGCGATCATCATTCCAGTTCTTCTTTGAACAGAACCCACAAATACAGATGCTTCTGATAGTGATTCAAAAGTTCCAGTATCAATCCAAGCAATACCACGATTTAGATATTCAACCTTTACGTCATGACTTTGAAGATATAGATTGTTAATGTCAGTAATCTCCAACTCACCACGCGCCGATGGTTGAATCTGCCATGCATAGTCTACTACTTTATTGTCGTAAAAGTAAAGCCCAGTGACAGCATAATTGCTTGGTGGATATTTTGGTTTTTCTTGGATTGATTTGAGTTCACCACTATCATTCAGTTCAACAACACCAAAACGCTCAGGGTCAGACACATGATATGCAAACAATGTGCAGCCAACATTATTCCAGGTGGCTGAATTAAATCGATTGATTAATTCGTTTCCGTAGAAGATATTGTCGCCAAGAATGAGTGTTACATCATCTTTACCAATCCACTTTTCGCAAATACGAAAACATTCAGCAATACCTTTTGGTTCTTGTTGAATTGCATATGAAATGCTGATTCCCCACTGCGAACCATCACCACAAAGACGCTTGAATGCTTCTGCGTCATTTGGTGAATTCACAATCATAATGTCGCGAATACCAGCCATCATCAAAGTTGACAATGGATAATAAACCAATGGCTTATCATAAACAGGAAGCAATTGCTTCGATGTAACTTCGGTGCATGGGTATAAGCGTGTTCCCATTCCACCTGATAAAATAATTCCCTTACGCATTATACCACTCCAGTGTTTTTTGAAGACCTGCGGTTATATTTGTTTTTGCTTTCCAACCGAGATCTCGTTCAAGTTTTGATGAATTCATAGCATATCTAAAATCATGACCTTTGCGATCAGTTACAAAATTAATCCAGTTCTGATACATGTTTACTGGCTTACCCATTAAATCAAGAATAAGTGTGACCATCTCAAGATTGTTCATCTCATGTCCACCACCAATGTTGTATCGCTCGCCAGATTTAAAATTTTCACCAATTGTGAGTAATGCTTCGCAGTGATCTTCAACAAATAGCCAATCACGAACATTCTGACCATTACCATATACAGGAATTGGAGTATTATTTTTGATATTACGAATCACAGTTGGAATAAACTTTTCTTTATGCTGTCGCGGACCGTAGTTATTCGAGCAATTAGTGACAACTGCTTCAATGCCATGCGTGTTTACATAAGCACGAACTAAATGATCGCTGGCTGCTTTGGTTGCAGAGTATGGATTTCGTGGATCGTATGGTGTCTTTTCAGTGAATGCTGGATCGTCATGACCAAGAGATCCATAAACCTCATCAGTCGAAACATGAACGAGTTTTCCACCAAACTTCTTGATGCACTTTAAAATGTTGTGAGTGCCTTCAACATTAGTGCTGAGAAAATGATCGTCACCAGCAATAGAGTTGTCAACATGTGACTCAGCAGCAAAATGGTATGTGATTTTTGGATCATAGTCGTAATAAAATTGATCAAGACGATTGATATTGCGAATGTCACAACGCACCAAGATGACACGATAGTCTTCATGGAGCCCAAGAATATTGTTTGAGTTTGCAGCGTATGAATAGTTGTCAAGAATCACAACCGTGTCTGCGGGATGTTTTTTTAGGTGGGCGAATACAAAATTAGATCCGATAAATCCCAAACCACCAGTCACAAATATTGTCATAAATTACTTCACTAATTTAAATCCTATTTTATTAGCACCTGGATCTCCAGCATTACTATGATATTCAAATTCAAATTGGCTATCTTTGAATTCTTTGACTGTATAATTAATTGCCTTTGATCGTTTATTTATTTCAAGATATAACTGCTGTATGCTCTCACTATTACATGCTTTTGTAAGAAATTCAAGATAACTTTTATTTTTATTTACCTCATCAACAAGCGAATAAGCCATTGGCGATGTCACAATGCCACTTCGTTTCGCCTTTGATGAAAAGATTCTCTGAATAATTGGAAGCGAAGCAGATCTTTTAATCTGACTATAATAGTTATCTTGTAAATATGTATACAAAGAAGATGGACTTTTGAAAGTTGACAACCATGTTTCAATCTTTTCATCCGTTAAGTTATCATCCTTCATCAATTTAGATATAATTTTATACCCTTCAGATTTAAAAAGTTTAGCAGAGGCAACAATACCTTCGCGACCACTATTGTTTACAATTGCTGCAATGAAGTTTTTAACTTGCTGCTCTTTACCTGTAAATCTTTTATTCTCAATCATTTTATAAACATTTGATATAGATGGAGCAGCACCCTCGCGCGCCTTTGCTGAAACTTTAAGTTTGATTCCATTTTTGTAATAAACGTAGTAGTCAACCAAAGGAGTTGCAATTTGTGCTGGGAACTCAACTCGATCTAAATTCTTGTCATAATTATTGATAAACCACCATGCACCTGCGATCTCACCAAAATCTTTTTCTATAACTTTAATATCTGCATCATTGATTTGAGAAACAGACTCATTCAATCTCATCGTCGAACTTTCACTCTTTTCTACGAAATCATGTAAGAATTTCTTGACATGTGGTGGCACAACTTTACAAGAATCTATCGCGGCTCTGACGGTTGATAAAAATTTATTTTTTGGAATAGTTTTTCCACCAAGCCCCAATTCATTAGGTGTTAATGCTTTATTTGCAATTGTTCTAGAATCACTTTTTGCTGTTCGTGGTGCGACACCAGGTTTTTGTAGACTATCAAATTTAACACGAACTTTATATTTTTGTTTACCTTTTTGATACTGGACAATAGGTTTGCCATCATATTGACGTGTTTCAAAAACAATCACCTTTGTTCCAGCAGGAATGTTTCCAATCACTTTGTTAACATTTTTTGAATCGAAAACATCTGACTGCTTTTTGATGATTGTATCAATATCACCCCTTCCTTGATAATATTTTTCCCACGCAGCCTTACCTGTTGTTGCCATTGTTTTTGTAAACCTTCTTGAGAAACTTTTGCCAAACCTTTGGATCTTGTTTACGAAAATGCATACGATACATGTAAACGGCTTCACAGACTTTCCAACTAATCTTATGAGCCTTTCGTAACATATTTATATCTAGTTTCTCAGCCTGAGTTTCGTAAGCATGAGCATCCAATTCATCTGGATTCCCATAATACATCACCTTTAATTTGTTTTGTTTTGGTTTCGGCTTATATTCTTTTTGTAAAAGAAGCGGACGCTGTCTTTGTTGATACTTGTGGCGATACTCATGATGTATCGCTCTAATGATCTTCACAGCAAGATTATGAGCACCCTGTTCAGTGATGATTGCTTTCCTAGAATCTTTCGGAAAAGATAATTGTATGTAGATATGCTCGGGGATGTAATCGGATATACGACCGCAATAGTGACCACTGATGATTACATTATGGTCTGGGTAATATTCGCCTTCGTATCTTTCGGAAGAGAAAGTCACAATATTATTCTTGAATGCTTTTTTAAGACCGCGAATGATAGAGGGAACATGTTTTTCTCCCACCCAGTTTTGGGCAAGAGCATAAACTTTCTTCTCTATCTTTGCAAGTTTCATTACACCTTCAGATTCTTGAACTTATCAGTGCTACGACCACGATCAAAGACTGGCTTTGACTCTGCTTCCTGCATCACAGCATCTTGGGCTTTCTGCTCAAGATCATACAACTTCATCTTGGCACGATCGATACCAACCGTGAATCTCTTATGAAGATTCGGATCATTATAACGATTCTTGAGTTGCTTGACGAGTAACTGATTAAGTTTCTGCAACTCATCAGTGCTCACCAACGCAAACATGAAATCAGCAGTAGCAGGAAGACCAAAAGACTCGGAAGTGTCTTCAAGACCAGGGTCTGAATTCGAAAAACCAGATCGCGTTGTCTGAGTCGCGGAGACAATCGGCACGTTATGTTCAACGGCGAGCCCACGAAGTTCTTCTGCGATGGCTTTGATGTAGGTATAGGAGTTGACATTCGCACCAGCCTTAATTCGAGCAGAGGCACAAATATTTAGATAGTCAATAAAGATAATGTCTGGTCGGAAGTTTTTCTTTAACGCAAGATCATTAATCAATGCACGGAAGTGTGCTGGGTTCGCAGAGGCAGTTGGATACTCTTT